ACGGTATGTACTACGAGGTCACATACAACGGAGATAAGAACGAGTGCTATCTTGACGCTTACAAGAAGTGGCAGAACGTTTGCATCGAAATGTAAAAAAAGGAGCGCAAGACTATGAAGGCGTACGACAAAATCCCAGAATGGAAAGAAATTATATTCAAAGAACTAACACCAGAAGATGAAGAGTACATCAAGCATAATTGGATGTACATAATCGAAAACTTACCAGAGTATAACGAAGATGTAATCGTAACAGATGGAATTGATGTATGGATAGATGCATTTGACGAAGCTATAAGTGGAGAGGTCTATTTATGTGGCACAGGTGGGAATTTAGATGAAGTGACTGCATGGATGCCGCTACCAATTCCATACAGGTAGGAATAGACAAAATTTAACAATACGTTATGTAAGTAGCGGACACCATAAGTTATTTTTATAAGGCAAACAATGATGTAAAAATGATAATCTCTCAAACCAACGTCCGCTACTTCATATATATAGGAGCAAACAATGATCGACTTAATACTTACATTATGGATATTAGGAATTATAGCAGGAGTTAACGCGTTATTATTCACCGCGTTAAACAAAATGGAAAAAGCAAACAAGCTATATCTAGCAGCAGACTTACTTATCTCTGCAGGATGCCTAGTGATCCTATACTGGATATTTATATAACTAAATTGCTATGACGGCGGCGAACATAAAGATCCTTTCTGAAAATAAATATACATATAAGAGCACAACATAATTAAGTAGTCATATTCGCCGCCTCATATATATAAGAAGAAAACATAAAAAATGAGAAAACAATCACCAGCCGCGAGCTGGTTTACAAGTTCAATTGAGTATTAACAAGTCGACGAAAAAACATAGATATGATTAGAACTAAAAAATATAACTGCGGAAATTATCAAGAAATAGAAATATTTAATGTATCGCCAAGAAAAAGAAAATATGAGAGAGCAAGGAAGGTAAAAGAATCTACACCGGCACAAAAAAATCTCAACTCTAAACGAGCACAGAGATATTTTGCAAGGCTGTGCAATCTTAATTTCACTGAAGGTGATTACAGCGTAGACGCTACATATGATGATGCACATCTTCCGGCTAATAGAGATGAGGCGTTAAGAGATGTTAGGAACTACACGCGTCGCGTCAGATATGAAATGGCGAAGCGTGGAAAAGAAGCTGTTGAATTTGTATATGTAATCTCAAATCACAAAGGAGATGATACAGGTTCAAAAGCAAGGTGCCACATCCACATGATTTTTAAAGGCGCAGATAGAGACGTTCTAGAAAAAAAGTGGAAAGCTGGATATTGCAATACAGATAAACTTAGATTTAGTGAAACAGGAATTACAGGAAAAGCCTTGTATATGGCAAGGCAAGGAAAAAGCAAAAGGTGCTGGGGCGGTTCTTTGGGTTTAAAAAAGCCGGAGCCGATTGTTTCAGATAGAACATTTACAAGGGGACAAGTAGAGAGAATCATAAACGATCCAGGAGACGGAAGATTTATTTCAAAGTTAATAAATAAAAATAATAAAACTAAATACGTATTCACGGATTGCATAGTTGAACACGACGGCAGGCAGGTAGGGTTCTTTTCAGAAGATCCAGGGGACGGCCTCGGATTTAGCGTGCTAATCAGAATGAGGAGGGAATGATGAGCTATTACATTAAATGCCCTTTTTTTATGGCGCATAAAGAAAACACGATCACGTGTGAAGGTTGTATGCATTTTTTTGACACAAAGAAAAAGCATCGGAAGCAGATTGAAAAATGCGAAGAAGGCGGCACAGAATGCAGGTACGCTAAAAGGCTTTTTGAGTGTTACGAAATCTATCAAGATTCCTCAGATTTAGAATTAAGATTGCATGAAGTTTATGCGGACGAAATGAGGAATCAAATATCCACGCTTGTTTGGAGATTAGCTAGAGAAAAGAATAACCAAAATAAGCTCAAAGAAAATTACGAGAGTGCTCTCGAAATCAAAACAAAAGATATAAACAGACTCACTAGGCAGCTCATGCTGGATAGAAAAAAGGTAGCAATCAATGAAAAAACAATTCTTGCATTAATGCACAAGAATAATCTTAGCATGACAGATATTAGCGAGCTTGTGGATAAGTATAGAGATAGCGAATTAATTTTTGATGCAAAAAGCGGAAAGGTGGAAAAGAAATGAACGCATTAATGGACGGCATAATATTTATAATGCTTAATGCCCAAGTAGGAATAGAGGTAGGAGCTACGGGCTGGAGTTATTTTTAAGCAAGAAAAAACGAGGGGATGCCCCTCGTTTTTATTAAGCTGCCTTTATAATTTCTTGCGGTGCGAATGAGAAGTATAAATCACTGCCAACTTCTGAACTCTCGCGCTCATATAATACTATTGCCTTATTAGGTGCAGCAGATAGCTTTAACTTTTCAATTGCATTCTCTTTAGTTTCAAAAGCTCCAATGCGCACACCGTTTTCAAGATCTCCTGCATATGGAACAGATGATACTCCGTCGGAATCTTTCATAAACCAGTAAGCCGTGTAATATTCTTCGCCGTTTGGTCTAACTCCGTACCAGCAATCTAGAGAATTCAGATATTCATTGCAGTTGATTTTCTTTGTAATTTCGTTTAACATAATTATAGCTCCTTTTAATTATCAGGGGTGGTAATTTCTGGGTGTTTCGAGCCGTTGCAGCGGCTCGATTTTTTATTTTTTGATTTTCTGAACCTGTTCAACTATTAGAGATTCAATGTAGTTGCTCAACGTCCTGTTTTCGCTTGCCGCTATCTCGGTAGCAGCAGCCTTTAGTGTCGGTGTCATTCGCACTGCGACCCTTTCTGTTTTCTTCTCGGTCATATTTGCCACTCTCCTTAAGACTTGCCGTCCTTTAGCTTGATTACATTGTACGCCTAATGTCGGACAATGTCAACACCTTTTTCAAAACTTTTTTAAAAATTTTGAAGCAGGCGAAAAAACGCATATCAATAGGCATAATTAAAGCTGGAGGAAATCATGGATTGGAACAAGCTCGAAGTAGAATACATAACAACAAATACATCATACGCAAAACTAGCTACTAAATACCAAACATCGGCGCGCACCATTTCGGAGTATGCACGCCGCCACGAGTGGAAAGAAAAGCGCAGGAAGTATGTATCAGATACTGTCGGAAAAGCTGTAGAGCGCGTATCTAAACTAGAATCTATAGACTTGTCTAAAGAAATAGGCATAGTACATAACTTGTCTAATATAATGAGCGACGCTCTATTAGATCCAAAACAGTTTAACAGGTATCTCGTTGAAGAAACTGAATACAATTCAGATGGTTTTCCGGCATCAAAGAAAACCGTTGAGAAAAAATATAAGAGAGTAGATTTTAAGCAGGTAAAAGATGCTGCTAATGCACTACAAGCAATTGAAAAAATGAGGCGGTCAATGGAGACTATTCTCACGTTCCAAGAGAAAGAAAATCTTAAGAACGCAAAGAAAAGAATTAGACTTGAAGAAAGAAAGGTTAAATTGCTTGAAGCTGAGGCAGAAAATAAAAATATCAGTGTTGAAGAGGCTGAAAGTATCGTGCTTGTTAACTTAAGCGATGAAGAGGTTGCAGAGGTAGAAGAATGAAAATAGCATGGGAACCGCAGCCGCGCCAAAAAGTATTTATGAGCCGTCCAGAATATGAAGTTCTATATGGTGGTGCAGCTGGAGGCGGAAAGAGCGACGCTATATTATGCGAAGCACTACGGCAAGTGCATATACCAAGTTATAAAGGACTAATCTTAAGGCGTACATTCCCACAGCTCTCGGAGCTCATGGATAGATCCATAAATCTATATTCAAAAGCATTCCCGAGCGCAAAATTCAACGAATCAAAATACGTCTGGAAGTTCGGAAGCGGAGCAAAAATATACTTCGGAAATTTACAGAGGGAAACGGATAAATATAATTACCAAGGTAAGGCATACGACTTTATCGCATTTGACGAGCTAACGCATTTTACGCGTACGCAGTACATGTATTTAATGTCACGTAATAGACCGACCGCACCGGGAACGAGGGTATACATAAGAGCCAGTGCAAACCCTGGCGGAGTTGGTCACGGCTGGGTAAAAAAGAGATTTATAACACCTGCGCCGCCCATGACGCGTATCAAGGGCGTATATAAAATCGTTACCCCAACAGGTGAACTTATAGAGCGTGTACGTAGCCGTATGTTTGTACCATCAACGGTCTTTGATAACAAAAAGCTGTTAGAAAACGACCCGTACTATATCGCAAATTTAGCTATGCTTCCGGAGGCAGACAAAAAAGCACTGCTGTACGGAGACTGGAATTCATTTAGCGGACAGGTATTCACAGAATGGAATGACGAGATAGAACACTATTTAGACCGTAAGTGGACGCATGTCATAAGTCCGTTCAAGATTCCGGAAACATGGAGAATATTTAGAGGTTTTGACTGGGGATACTCAAAGCCATTTAGCGTAGGTTGGTACGCTGTAGATAACGACAATAGGCTATATAGAATCAACGAACTATACGGCTGCACAGACCAGCCAAATACTGGAGTTAAATGGACCACCGAGAAGATTGCTAAAGCGATAAAGGAAATCGAGGAGTCAGACCCAAATTTAAAGGGCAGAACAATATCGGCCGTTGCGGACCCTGCAATATTCCAAGAAAATGGCGGTAAATCAATAGCCGATTCATTCATGGAAGCTGGCGTGTACTGGGAAAAAGGAGACCATACGCGCATACCCGGTAAAATGCAGTGTCACTATAGACTAGCTTTTGATGAAAACGGAATACCGATGTTCTATTGCTTCTCAAACTGCAAGGACTTCATCAGAACAGTACCGGAACTAATTTACAGTGAAACCAAGGTAGAGGATATCAATACCGAAATGGAAGACCATATATACGACGAGTGGAGATATGTATGCATGGAGTCACCTATAAATGAGCGACGAGACGCCAGAGCAAAGCTATACGAGGGAACAGATGGGCTGCACGACCCATTAAATATGATCCCTGCACAGCTAGGACGATACGACTTTTTCAAATACATGTAAGGAGCGAATATGAAAGACAAGAAGAAAGAGCTAAAAGAGCAGAATGCTAAAGAAATTGAGAAGGCAAGGCCATCAAGAGACCAGGAACAGCCGGAAGATGACGAACCCGAAGAAGATCCCGCGCAAGCCGAGGGAGATAAACAGCTAATGAAGAGGCTAGGAATAGACCTAAAGAAAGCAGCCGAAGAACCTATCGAGGATGAAGAGGAAGAACCAGACTATATAGAGCAGGAACCAGAACCAACATCGCTAGATGCGAAGGAAGAACCGGAAGCAGAATACGGAGCCTTTAACGAAGACGAAGGCAAAGAGTGGGACCCGAACTATGGACGAAAAGGAATCATTGATGAAGAGGTTATAGGGGAGGCAAAGAACACATACGAAAAATACAAGCAGAATCTTGAGAAGTTCAAAAAGCGCATTGTTGAGAATGAAAAGTGGTGGCAGTTCAAACAGTGGGAAGTTATAGGAGATGCACAAGGAAAAGAAAACGATCCAAAGCCTGAAAGTGCATGGATGTTCAATTCACTAGCTAACAAACACGCTGACGCTATGGATAACTATCCTATGCCTAACCTGCTTCCACGCGAAGAGAGCGACAAAGGTTCTGCGTTGTCGCTATCAAAGATAGTTCCATGCATCTTAGATAACTGCGACTTTCAGCAGATATATAGTGATGCATGGTGGTACAAACTAAAACAAGGATTCTGCGTATATGCTACATACTGGGATAACACAAGAGACAACGGCGCTGGGGATATCGCTGTAAAGCAAATAGATGTTCTAAATCTATTATGGGAGCCAGGAATTAAATATATACAGGATTCACCAAATATCTTTTTGATAGACGCTGTGGATAACGATATCCTCGTAGGAATGTATCCAGACTTAGAAGGCGTGCTATCAAATTCTGCAGGTGCTGAAATCGTGAAGTACGATACAGAGCGTGACGATTCAGCATCTAACAGAACAGTCGTTTATGACTGGTACTATAAGCAGACTGTTAACGGTAGGACGATAGTTCACTACTGCAAATTTATAGACGGTCACGTACTCTTTGCATCTGAGAACTGCGAAGAGTATCTAGAGAGCGGATATTACATTTCAGGCGAATATCCGTT